AGTCGTCTACGACATCATCGGCCCGGCATTCCAAACTATCGTTGGCGGCTTCATTGGCCTTATCACAGGCATCCACATCTCTGACAAAGAGGGCGGAGAATAATGTTCAATCCATACGTCATATTGGGGTTTGTGTTAGCGCTCATTGGCGCATTCTTTACGGGCCACCACAAAGGCTACGCCGAGGCTGAAGCGGAACAGCAAGCCGAGATTGCGCGACTCAATGCTGAGGCCCGTGAGGTCGAGCATGTTATGACGTCCAAGGTCAACGACTTATCAACCAAACTACAGAAAGCCAACAGCGATGCCAAAATTGAAATCATTAAGCGTGACACTGCCATTGCTGATGGCACTCTGCGCTTGTCAATCCCCACCAAAAGCCCCTTATGTGCCGCCACAGGTTCCACCCCTGCCAGCGACAATACAGAAGCAAGAGCCGAACTTGAGCCAGCGTTTGCTCAAGCTCTTGTCGCCATCACAGACGACGGAGACGCCGCCATCAGGCAACTCAATGCCTGCATTGACGCTTTCGACGCCGTCAGGGAGCAGATAAATGGGGCGAAGTAGGGTGATGAATGCGCTTGGCTTCCATGTAAGCGGCATGAGCCTCCTCTGGAGTGTCATAGTAGCCAAGATGCTTGCGTTTGTAGTCGACCGTTATTGCCGCACTCCATTTGCGAGTTTGCTTCGGCTTACTCACCCCCAGCAATCCCGAAAAATTGTTGGCATTAGCAAGTCCTCGGTTTCTGTTGTTAATGAGATCGTCAGCAAGTCGAAGATTTGTAATTCTGTTGTCAGTCTTGACTCTGTTGATGTGGTCAATGTGTTTAGGTGGAGCAAATCCATATGTCATGTGCCACGCAACCCTGTGGGCATACTGGTGTCGGCCACGGTGCGAGAACACTATGTACCCATGTTTCCCGATAGTGCCAATTTGTTTTGTAGGCGCTTTGGCGCGATAGAAAGCGCCAGTTTCTGCGTTGTAGATTAAATCGGTAAAATTATTTTTGCTCATGCTGTTGCTCCTTCTAAGCAATAATTTGAGAAGTGGAGACAGGGACGGCAATCCCTGTTCTCTGCGCCATTTTAAACCATGAAAGTTGAACCATGAACTTGTCTGAACACTTCACCTTGGAAGAATTGACCCACACTGACCACCGTGAGTTTGACAACATTCCAAATGAGGCAGAGAAGGCCAATTTGGTGCGTTTGGCGGCGTTTCTGGAAGAGGTTAAGACCTTGCTGGGCGGCAAGCCGATCATGGTCAACAGCGCCTTCAGGTCAAAACAAGTCAATGATGCCGTAGGTTCCAAGGATTCCAGCCAACACCGAGTGGGTTGCGCGGCGGACATCCGAGTGCCCGGCATGACCCCAGATGAGGTCGTCAGGGCCGTCATTGCCTCTAATCTGGGGTACGACCAAGTGATCCGCGAATTTGACCGCTGGACGCACATTTCCGTGCCAAATGTCGCTGGAGCCACCCCAAGGAAGAGCAAGCTCATCATTGACAAAGCTGGAACCCGTGTATTTGCCTAATACGGCAAGCGGCAATACAATGTCAAGCAATATCTTGGGGAAATAATCGTGACCACAGCCAGCGTTATGACATACGACAGTTTGGTCGAGAATATCCAGTCCTATCTGGATCGTACTGACGACGTCACCCTCGCCAAAATCCCGCTGTTTATCATGCTGGCAGAGCAGATTATTGCCTCCCAGATCAAGTTTTTGGGCAACCTGACGGTCAACACCAGCGCAATGACCATCGGCCAGCCAATCATCGACAAGCCTGCTCGGTGGCACAAGACAGTCTCCATGAACGTCACCGTGGCAGGTCAGAAGACCCCTGTTTTGCTCCGCAAGTACGAATACCTGCGCGAGTATTCGCCAGACCCCACAGTGACTGGTGTGCCAGCGTATTACGCCGACTACGATTACACCCACTGGCTGGTGGCTCCATCGCCTGCTGTAGCGTATGAATTTGAGGTTTTGTACTACGAGCGCGTCCAGCCCTTGGATTCGTCCAACCAAACCAATTGGTTCACCACTTATGCCCCGCAGGCATTGCTGTACGGCTCTTTGTTGCAAGCAATGCCATTCCTGAAGAACGACGAGCGTATGCCCATGTGGCAACAACACTACGACTTGATCATGCAAACATTGAAGGCGGAAGACATCCAGCGCATTGGTGATCGACAAGCCGTGGTGCAAGACACATAAACAGGACATTTAAATGAGCTACAACAGCCCCTTTACAGGCAACGTCATCCAGCCAACGGATGTCGCCTACAAATCCATCACGCTCACCGCAACTTTGCAGTTGACTTGGCCCATCAACGGGTCAAACGCTGATGACGCCGCCGCTCGAATCATGGAGGTCTCCTCCAGTTCGTCTTCGTATTATTTGGAGATGCCGCCAGCCAATCAGGCATCTGTCGGTCAGGACGCCCTGATCCGCAATGTGGGTATGGTATCTATCACCGTCAAGAACTATGGCGGTGCAGGCACGATCATCACGATCCCTGCTGGCTCGTCCTATTACATCTACATCACAGCCAACTCCACCACAGCAGGCACTTGGGGCATCATCGCCTACGGTATCGGTTCTTCGGGTGCAGATGCGACAACACTTGCTGGCTACGGTATGTTGGCTATCGGCCAAACGCTGAACCAAAGCCAGCCAGTAACGACCTTTTCGACAAGTTATACAGCAGTAGCCGCTGATCGTTCTAACACCTATGTGTGGACTGGTGGTGCGGGAACTTTGACTTTGACTTTGGCATCGACTCTTGCCAACAACTGGTTCATGTTCTTGCGCAACAGCGGAACAGGCGCTTTGACTGTTGCCTGTAGTGGCGGCAATACAATCAATGGATCATCTAGCATCATCCTTCAGCCGGGAGACTCTGCAATTATTGTTTGCAGTGGTGTAACTTTTTACACTGTTGGCTTGGGCAAATCAACTCAATTTGCATTCACGCAGTTGTCCAAAGCTGTCACGACTGGCTCTTACACCTTGACTGCCGCAGAGGCTTCTAACGTCATTCAGAAGTACACGGGGACTTTGACGGGCAACGTGACGATTGTTGTTCCTGCCACCGTGCAGGTCTACTATATTGTGAACGCCACCAGTGGCGCATACACGTTGACGGTTACCACGGGTTCTGGAGCCACTGCCGTGCTGACGACAGGGACTCAAGCCACGTTGGTTTGCGATTCGGTTAATTTGTACAACGCCAACACCATTCTTGCTGGATCAACAAACATCAGCTTGAACAATGGATTGGTGGGCGCTCCATCACTGAATTTTTCGGCTGAGACCACTACTGGTATTTACCGAGCCGCCTCTGGTGAGTTTGACATCGCCATCCTTGGCGTGAACTTGTTTGCTTTGACAGCAACAGGATTGAACATCAACGGCACGGGCAACTTCACTGGCGGCGTTTTTGGCGGTACATACTGATGACCAAAAAAGTTCTTGCCATTGATACACAGGCTGGCATCCAGCGGGATGGCACTGTGTTTGACATGAACTACTACACCGACGGCAAGTGGGTGAGGTTTCAGCGTGGTCGCCCTCGCAAGATTGCAGGTTACCGCTCTATCACCAATCAGGCCAAGGGCTACTCGCGTGGCATCTACGTCAACTCGGTCAACGGCAACAACCAAGTCTTCAACGGCTACAACGCTGGCCTTGAGGTCGTCAACATCAACAACGAAGGCATCGGCGCTGGCGTCAGCGAATTTACCTTCAGCGGCGGCATTCAAACCACTGGAACCCTTGTTGGCGGCTCTCTGTACACCAACGGCACATATACCGCAGTTTCGCTCACAGGCGGCACGGGTAGCGGTGCGAAGGCCACTATCGTGGTATCTGGCGGCGCAGTGACGTCGGTGACCATCACCACCAAGGGCAACTACTACCTTGTCGGCGACACCCTTAGCGCCACAGCCGCCTCCATCGGCGGAACTGGCTCTGGTTTCTCTGTGAAAGTTGCAACGCTTAATGCCGCATTCACGGCAAGCGATTTGAATCTTTGGCAGTTTGATTCGATGTACAACTCGCAGGGCACTGGCGCTCAATTGCTGTTTGCGCATCCCGGCCAGAACCTTGGCTCGATTGACTCCACTGTTTCGACTCCCGTGTTTGCTGGAT